AAAGAGCGTGAGAAGTTTTGCGCTGTACTTCGGCAATTACATGATTCATATTCATTGACAAGCGATTCAAACGCCATCAGAGCAAGGGGACAAGAATGAAGATTAGGGTATGGCGCAGACAGATGACCAGAAGGGACACAGGTTTTGTAAAGTCAGTAAATAGATTGATGGATTTAATGGCATATCACTCAAATAAACTTTCAAAGCAATTACAAGACATTTATACAAACTCTTTACAAGCAAGGGGACAAGAATGACTAAAAATGCGCCAAAGCAAGAGCAGGGTGAGCCTAAAGAATGGATGAGTCTGACAGATGAGGAAATAGAAAAAGAATGGTTTAAAACTTTTAGTCCTGAACCTGGTATTGGAAAAAATGTAACAAATGGTATATATGAATTTGCTAACGCAATATTAAGAAAGGCACAAAGTAAATGAAACATAAAAATTATGACGTAATAGTGGCATGGGCAAACGGTGAAAAGATCGAGTATTACAGTCCAAAAAATGGCTGGATAGAAGTGTATGGCGCTTGCCCAAACTTTAATGGGTCTGTGCAATTTAGAATTAAGACAGAACCGCAGGACTTTGCCATATCTGCCAATGTTATTTTTAATCAAAAAACTACTGGGGAATACTTAGAGTTTTCTAAATACGGCACACAAAATGTTGAATTTATCTTTGATGGTGTAACTCAAAAGTTAAAAGAGGTTAAATGCTTAATATCTTGACGATTGTGTCAATACTACTATTGGGTGCATTTACATTCTTTATAATTCTTTTGTTGTACTTATACTTTGAAATATTTGTAATTAAAGATAATGAAACTTTCACAAAACCCGATTAAGATTTACTAGCAATTTTGCAAATGAATATGGGGAATGTAAATGTATCACAATCTTGTTATTGAAGGCGAAGATTTCAAATTAGAAGTTGAGTCAGCAGACTTTGAGTTTATTGCTGCAATTCAGGCTTTTGTAGCTGAAATGGTTGCTGAGTCTGAGGCAGAATACGAAATCGTTTGGAATGACGAAGAAGAAGAAGACGAGGAGTAAAGATTAACCTTGTAATTTAATATTTAGAATATCCCATTGATAAAGGGAAGGTCGGGGTGAAAATCCCCGCTAGGTTATCTAATATTGCTTTACATTAATAACTTCGCCTCTGAACTGAATGGTGTCCTGTGTATGTACCATTACCAACTCAGGCATCAATAAAACGCCATTAACAAATGTGAGTATTGCAAAACCAGAGCGCCAGTTAACAGGGTTTTGCTCTAAGTAATTCTCAAACTGTGGGCCATATATGTCTGCTAAAGTGCCTGTATCCACACCATATCGAACGCCATTGTAGTCAACGTAAGGTGTAACTTTAAGACTGTGTAAGTGGCCTGTAACCATTGTTACACCCGATTGAGCTGTATTGTTATGCGTTGCATGTACTCCGCCTTTATTGCGGTGTTTAACTATTACTTGATCATTCAACCAAACGGACCAGCATTTTTTCCATTTCTGAAAATGGTCAGACAACTTAAATCCTGTGGTGTGCTCAAATTGGGGCGCATTGGCAGCTAAATATGTCTCAAACCTTGCATCATGGTTGCCCAGAGGCCAGAGCAGGCGCACATTATGTCTGGCTGCTTTGGCTACTTCCTCAATCTCTGACATGCAAGCCTGGCAAGCCTTTAGTTCCTCTATTACGCTGGGTGTCTTGCTCCAGCCAATTTTGGGGTATCTGCTGATTGAACTTCCGTCAAATATATCACCGTTAGCTATCACAGCTGTGGGAGCGTATGTACCAATGGCATACAACAGGCCCTTAAATGCAGTTGACCTTATGCCAGGCCAAAAGTGTGCATCGGAAAACACTATAACTGTGCCGTTTTTAATGCCTAAATCAATTTTGCGTTCTATTGCATGCGCATCAAAATGTTTTTTTGCTACAAATACAAAACCTGCGTTTTCCATTCTTACACGTCTACGTCTAAGTGATCTTATATCTAAAGATAAATACTCAGCAACCTTTTCGTGGCTGCCAAGTCTCATATAAGCATCTAAAATTTCCTGGTCAGATACCTTCGTTGTGCCTACCATAAATTACCTTTTCGAGTACATTAATAACTGCGTGTTCAGCTGCATCCAGGTCTTCATCAGATCCTCGGTTTTGCGCTGTGCGGATAAGGTCGTGTAAAAGGACGTGTAAGCATTCGTGCAGAGCTGTGAGGGATAAGCTCTCTTTGTCTATGGAGCAACCGCCAAAATTGCCTATGCGGTAAACGGCAAGTTTAGAACCGTGGTCTATTTGTACGTCAGCCATTGCTGAGGACATCTTTGGATTACGTTCCAAACGCCAACAATTTAGTCCTAAAATGACTTGCCAATAACATATTTGTTTGTCAAAATACATTATGTGATCGGCATTTGGAAGATTTTTCATATCCAGTTTATAACATTTTATTGTGACAATTGATATGACTTGACAAAACTCGATATAATGAGAGAATAACAATTCCAATTTTTAAACTTGCAAGGAACAAAAATGGGTTATTACAACATGGAAAAAGAGCCAAAGGGCGCTAAATCTAGCGACACTACTGGCGAAAAGAAACTAGGTCCAACATCATTTAACAAAATGACTGGCGTAAACAGCATGAAGGGCACTAAAGGCATGTCTGGCGAGAAATTGCCTAAAGGAGCTGATTCTTCTGACACATCTGGTGAGCGCAAAATGCCCCTAGTTGGCGGTGTAGCATTAGGTAAGGCCGACGGCATTGGAATGCGTGAAGCAAGCCACATGGGTAAGCAAGACGGCATGGTCGGTGAGTGCAAGGGCCACATGGGTGAGTCTTGCGTTTATGACCACAAGCGTGTAGAGCACGTCCAAGATAGTATGTAAAAAAGCGAAACCCCATTGATCGGTAAATCTTTGGGGTTTCTAGCCAAATTAAGTAAGGAGACTTAAAGTGGATAGTGTTTATTGTAACGACTGTAGATATTTTGATCTACAAAATAATAGTTTTCAGCTTGGTATCTGTAAAAGGTATCCAGCGTACCAAAACCGATCCCCTAAAGAATGGTGCGGAGAATTTGCAGTTGCCGTAAAAGCAACTTTGGCCTTGGTGCAACCCGCCAAGGTCTTTTCTGATTTGCCTGGCACAATAGATAACCTGGTTAAAGAAGCTGAAATGGCTGAGAAACGTAAACCAGGCAGACCTAAGCTCAGTCGGAGGCAAATACCATGAAACCATTAAACGACAGAATCATTGTCAAACCAATCCCCAGAATTGTCAGTACGTTGTATATACAAACGGCAGAGGTTGATACAATAGGGCATATTGTTGCGGTGAGTGATGAATCCGCTGAGATGGGCCTTGTAGTAGGTGACAAAATATATTTTGGTACACTTGCAAAAGAATACAAAGACGAGTATCTTAAATACCAAGAATTTAAAGATAATGACGAACGTCTATTAGTTATGTCTTGGAAAGACGTTTTATTTGTGGAGGAACCAGATGGCGAGTAAACCAGGGCTATATGCCAACATCCATGCTAAACAAGAGCGCATCAAGGAAGAAAAAGCCAAGGGCGAAAAGGTAGAGCACATGCGAAAACCTGGAAGTAAAGGAGCGCCAACTGCTGCAGCGTTCAAGCAATCCGCAAAGACCGCTAAAAAGAAATGAGCAATTACATCAAGAAACAGCTAGAGGTAAGTGAGCAAATGTTTCTTTTGATGAAGCAGGACCATGAGGAGCGCACCAAACAAAACTTTGCGTGGGTCGAGCTAAGTAACAGTTTGATGCAAAAGCTCAAGGACCGTGACGAAGAAATAGTTAAATTAAAAGCCATTATTGCGGGGTTTCAATGAAAAAACACGACAAACCTATAGAGCACAAGACAACTGGCAAGAATAAAACGTACAATCCTACAGAAAAGGGCGCTGGAATGACGGCTAAAGGTCGTGCCGAATACAACGCAAAGAACAATGCAAACTTAAAACCGCCTGCACCAAACCCTAAAACAAAGAAAGACGAAGGCCGTAAAGCATCTTTCTGCGCAAGAATGGAAGGTGTTGTAAAGAACGCTAAAGGCCCAGCGGAAAGGGCCAAAGCATCATTAAAGAACTGGAACTGCTAATGCCACATAAGTTTGCAAATAATGGAACTTTAAGTTTGCAAAAAAGGCTTAATCAGTTACGTTATGATGCAAAAAAGAAATATGGATTAACAAGAGAAGAAATTATTACGTTAAGAGAACAACTTTGTGAAATTTGTGGAATAAAAGCTAAAAAAATGTGCATTGACCATAAAATACCATCTACTTACAGAGGTGTTTTATGCCAACAATGTAATACAAGGTTAGGTTGGTTTGAAAAGTATCAAGAAATTATTGTCAATTATCAACAAAAAGGCCCACAAAATGCCATTAAAAAAATCAGCAACTCCTAAAGCGTTTAAAGAAAATCTTAAAACTGAGTTAAAACAGGGAAAACCTCTAAAACAAAGTTTGGCAATTGCGTACTCTGAGAAACGTGAGGCTGAAAAGGCCAAGAAAAAGAAATGAAGGCCAGTTTAGCTGTACACCTGTTAATTGCTATGGGCATGGACGAGCATTTGTTCATGAAATGGCAAGCAGGCAAGAACTTCAAGTCAACCAAAAAAGGCCCAGGTCGAAAGCATAAACAGGGTAAAAAATAATTAAACAGGGTAACAAATGAACTTTGATCACGAAATACAAGACGTAAACTTAATTATTACTGCGCTTGAGCACAAGATTAGGGATATGCAATTGCTAGTGCAGAAAATGATAGCTAAAACGCAAGAGCAAATGCCTGCGGTAAAAGCTGAGATAGAAGCACAGACACAAGCAGAGTCTAATAACTAAAAGTAATATAGAAATCAATTATTTAAGGATTACAGCAATATGCCAGTAGGAGCGCCAATCGGTAACAAAAATGGGAGCAAGTCTCGCATCTTTTCCGATCGTCTGCGCATGGTGTTAACGCAAGAGCCACATAGATTGGTCAAGGTCGCTGAACAATTGGTTACGCAAGCTGAAAACGGTGAACCTTGGGCGATTAAAGAGCTGATGGACCGTCTTGAGGGCAAAGCAATACAAGCTACGAGCATAGAAAACGCAGACGGTTCGCCAATCATACAAAGCATACAAGTATCTTTTGTAGCGCCAGATGGATCAGAGTGAACTTAATGCAGCGATTACCAAGGCAGAGTTCCCTGTTAAGCTGCAATGTCTATTCGAAAAATCCAGATACAAATGTATCTACGGAGGACGAGGATCATCAAAGAGCTGGTCTGTCGCAAGAGCGCTGCTTATCCTGGGTGCAAAGCAAGTCCACAGGATTTTGTGCGCCAGGGAATTCCAGAACTCCATATCTCAATCGGTACATAAGCTACTAAGCGACCAGATCGTTGCGCTTGGCCTGACTGCGTTTTACGAGATTACAGAGCGCACAATTAGGGGCGCAAACGGTACAGAATTCAGTTTTGTTGGCCTGAAAAACAATCCGCATAATATTAAATCCTATGAGGGCTGCACAATTGTTTGGGTTGAGGAAGCGCAGGCCGTAAGCGCAAGGTCCTGGGATATTCTTATTCCTACGATTCGTGCAAAGGATTCTGAGATCTGGATCACCATGAACCCAGAGCTGGAGTCAGATGCAACTTACCAGCGCTTTGTGTTACATCCGCCAGAGAATTGCATTAGCAAAAAGGTCAACTGGTCGGACAATCCCTGGTTTCCTGAAGTATTGGACCATGAGCGCAGGACATTGCAGGCCAGAGATCCAGAGGCGTACAACACAGTTTGGGAAGGATTGTGTAGGCAAACTGTGGACGGTGCGGTGTTTGCTAGGGAAATGCAGAGCGCAGAGCTGGAGGAGCGCATTACTAAAGTTAGATACGATCCTACTAAACCAGTTATTGCAGTTTTTGACCTTGGTTGGGCAGACAGTACGTCCATTTGGTTTGTCCAGTTCATTGCGCAAGAGATTAGGTTGATACGTTACATTGAGGACAATCAGCAGACAATCAGCCATTATTTGTCGCTTATGCAGACTTACGGTTACGTTTATGATACTTTATGGTTGCCACATGATGCACAAAACCGAACCATCGGATCAAACGGACGGTCCATCGAGGAAA